ACAGCCCGAAGGCTCGCAGGGCGTTGCCGGCGATGTCGGTCGCCAGCGCCATGTCCGTGCCCGTGGCCCGTGCCAGGGAGAGCATGTCTCCGATGGCGTTGTCGATTTCGTCCGAACTGAATCCGGCGCGGGCCAGATTCAGCATCGCCCCGGCGACCTGCGCCGCCGTGTAGCTCGTGGTCTCGCCGAGTTTTTTCGCTTTTTCGTTGAGGCGGTCGAAGTCCGCGCCCGTCGCGCCGAGAACGGCCTGGACCGCCCGCATCTGATCGTCGAAGCCGGAGAATACTTTCACGGACGCGACCAGCGGAGCGGCGGCGATCGCGCCGAATTTCATCATGCTCTTGCCGATGGTCTGGACGGAGGTTCCGAATTTTTTAATCCGATCCTCCGCCGCGCGCAGACCGCCGATGAGGTCCTTGGATTTGACGAACAGTTCGACGAACGCCCGTCCCGCCCGAATTGCCGTTGACGATGCCATGATTGCTCCTTGGTAGTCGGTAGCCAGTGGTCAGTAGTCAGTAGTCGGTAAGGCGACAGCCTCTTTCCCGGCTACCGGCTACCGACTACCGGATACTATCTTTCCACAAATCCGGCAGCAGCTTCGCGTTCGACCTCGCCTGCGCCGGGGCCATGAAAGGCCGCGCGTATTGCCGCTTTGCGGGCGTGTATTCCGGCCCGTACATCATCTCCTGGAGCCGGTTGGCGCGGGCGGCCTGCTGATGCGTGTAAATGTGGCCGAACGTCACCCAATACGTCTTTCCGTCCGGCGTTTTGACGGCCTTCGTCGTTCGCGTGGGCCGGCCGTTAATAGCCACTTCGCCGCCGTCGCCGGGTTTGCGCTTCGTCCGATGCCGGTTCTTCCGTCGCGTCATGCCGCCGTGTTCGAGCACGTCCAGGACGTTTCCAAGGCTGTTCTTTTCCGCGCCGATCACAACGTTCATTTTGTCGGGTTCGACGGCGTAGCGGATGCCGTGCTTCACGGGGTTCGACCCGTGCCCGCTGGGGGGTTCTCCCGGCGTGCTGGCGCGTTTTCTCTTGCGGATCGACCGGGCGGCCGCCTTGCGGACGTAGCCGCCGTAGTAGCGGAGTTTTTTCAAACTCTCGCGGCGCATGGCGGGGGTGTAGCTTTCCACCTTCACGTTCATCCGAAATGTCGCTCCCGATAATCGCATTGTTCGTTTTCGGTAGCCCGTAGTCAGTCGTCGGTAGTCGGTTCAACCGGCTACTGCCTACCGACTACCGGCTACTTTGTTACAATGTCCAGCGACAAAATCGCCGTGAACACGTCGAAGTTCTGCAGGTGATCGTGGTTTCCCATGGAGAGGATTTTCACGTCCACGATTTTGATCGTCCCGGCGGTTCCCGCAATCCCGCGACGGCGCAGGCCGCGCTGGATGCACAATGCGGCGCGGGCGACGTCGTCGCATTCGTCCTTGTCGTGATACCGGATTTCCGCCTCCCCGCCGGCCATGCTGGCGGTGTGCGTGACAGACACCTTTTTCTGGACGCCAATCTGCACCTCCATGTTTTCGGCGACTCTCCCGCGCGTGGTCAGGTTCGTCGCCCTGGCGCCTTCGGTATCCACCGGCTGGGGGACGGGGAGCACGCTGATGCGCATGATCTCGTAGTCCGTGCGGTGCATCTGCAACTCCCACTGCCGCTCGGCCTCGGTTCCCGCCGGGAGCAGTTCATTGGCGGGGTGATTCAGCGTCTCGGCGATCAAGTCCGCGATCTCGATAATGTCCGGTGCGTCTTCCATGATTGCTTTTGGTAGCCGGTAGTCAGGAGTCGGTAGCCGGTGAAAGGCGACGTCAAAAACCTCTTCCCTGACTACTGACTACCGGCTACCGATTACTCCTTTCCGGGGTCTGGAAGGACATACCATCCTTCGGGTACGTCTACCACGCCCGGCACGGGCGTACCGTCTTTGTCCAGCGTCCAGATTTTCACATTCTTGACCGGCTCGCGCAGGCGCACGGGTTCTCCGGCCGGGATATACACCGTCCGAATCCGCGTACATCCGGCGGGTAACGCGAGAATCAAAAAAATCACAGCGCCCCATCCGGCCTTTTTCACGCGGTCTCGCAAACGCTGTTTCAGTTCCGGCTGACGCTTGGCGTCCTCGCAGGTATCCGGCTTGCGGTCCAGGATCGCCGGCAGGAACATCTTCAGCAGTCCCATGACGATATTAATTATGAGATTCAACATCGGACAACGTCTCCAACCCGCGAGGGCCCGCGGGCGATACGGGTTGGGTGGTCGGACCGGGCTTCTCATGCCGCCGATCGACGGGGCCTTGTTTGTTCTTTGTTTGCTGGCCTTCCGTTGATACGAGGCTGCTGGCCGCGCCTACGGAGACCGGCCCGGCCCCGGGAGAGACGTAGACCCCCGTACAGCCGCCAAAGGCCAGCAGCCCGACCATCATCAGGATCAGGGCGGTTTTGACTGCGGTCGTCAGACCGTCCTTCGCTTCCAATTCCGCGTGGACGATCTGGATACCCTCGCGGAGCACCGCGAGTTCCGCCGCCGTCGTTTGTCTGTTCTCAACCTCCGCATGGATTTTCAGTACGTATTTCAACGCTTCGTCCAGGCGGGCGGCGGCTTTGTTTGGAGAATCATCGGGGATTTGCTTCTCGGCCCATTTGACCGCCGCGATGATCGTGCCTTCGTACTTTTTCCAGTCGGGCTTCTTGCCGTACACCTTGTTCAGGATGTACAGCACGACGCCGGCGACAACCGCCACGCCCATCGCGCTGTTCAACAGCGACCAGATCGTCGTAAAGATTGTTTCCCAGTTCATGTCAGATTCCTTTCGTGGTTGGGTAGCCTGTAGCCGGTAGTCGGTCGCCGGTCCTTATGTTTCCCGACTACTGACTCCCGACTACCGACTACTATTTCTTTTTCTTTTTCGTGTTTTCCAGAAGTTCCCGCAGAAGTCCGAGGCTTTCCTTGTCCGCGCGGGCGTTTCGTCGATCTTCCTTCGCGTAGGGGTCGAAATCGTCCGGTCGGCAGGGGCGTCCTTTCTTCGGATCGCGGTTTTTGTTGGCGATCATCGCCAGCAGCACGCTCGCGCGACCCCATTCGTCGCGCCCGTGGCCCTCGGCCATCCAGACCAGTTGCCGCAACGTCAGGGGTCGGGGGTCGATTCCGACGGCTCCGGCGAGGATCCAGACGTCACGCCATGGATCACCTCGTCGATGTCCAGGGCTTCGATTTTTTCCGTCGCCGTCTGAATCGCCTTTTGAATCGTCGCCGACTGCTTTTTCATGGCCGCGGCCCTGTCGGCCCGGCCTCGGCTCTGGAAAAAATCCGACAGCTCGTCGTACAGGGCCGTCTGCGCGGCCAGAAACGTCTTGCCGTCGAACGAATTCATCACGTCCTGCTCGGTCATTTCGTTTTTCTCGAACTGACCTTCCATTAACGCCAGCAGGATTTCCGCCAGCAGCATCTCGTCCGTACCGAGCCGCGTCATCAGCGGCGGGGTTCCCTGCTCCGGCTGGAGCAGGTCCACCTTCAGTTTGTCCCGAATGCGCATGGCCGATCCAATCGTCAGCGAGATCGTCCACTCCCGGTCTTTTGCGTCCCGAAAACTCTTCATGGTTCCGACTCCATTCGTGGTTATGGGAGCGGGGAGCGGACAGCGGGGAGCCGATGTTTCTGAAAAGTCGTCCGGCTGCCTGCTGCCTATTCTGGTTATTGTGACCCCTGTCAGCGGATTGTCTCCTTCCTGTCCGCTGTAGTACGACCAGGCTTCTTCGGCGATGAGTTTTGCCGCCTTTTTGCTCGCCTCATCGGTGCGAAAATCCACCACCGCGGCCTTGGTACACTTCGCGGCGATCATCTCGACGGAGGTTCCGTCGAATGACATTTTGTTGATCGTCACCTGCTTCGAGACAACGACTTCGGTGTCCTCGTCGGGCAGCGCGTCGCCTTCGAGCGAGGAATAGGCGTCCCATTCGATTTCCGTGGCCTCCGCCACACCGACGGTCAGGCCCCGCGCGCACTTCGCCTCGCCGTCCTCGGTCCAGTGGACGTCGACCACGTCCTCGGCCTCGAAGCCGTGGCCCTCGGCCAGGCCGTCCACACCGGCGGCGCTGATCGCCCCGGCCACGCCCGCCGGAATCGGCGGGATCTGTCCGAAGATTCCTTCACCGAATCGCTCGATCGTCGAACCGAAGGAGATGCCTCCGATTCGTATGCTGCTGGTAATTTTTCCGGTCTGCATATTTGATTCTCCTGTTTGGTGGTCGGTAGCCGGTAGTCTGTAGCCTGTAATCCGTGACTGGCTACCGGCTATAAAGTTTTTTTTCCAACTACTCCGCTTCGCCCTGCGTAGCGGCTTCGCAGAGCAGGGCCGTCGTTAATCGCCGCCGACCCACTCGACGAACTGCGCGATCTTCGCCGTCACGCTGACGGTCACGCCTTCGGTCTGCGATTCGTTGCGCGTGAAGCTCGTGATCGAGAACTCGGCCATCGGCCCCTCGGAATTGCCTTCGCTCCGATCTCCCGTCAGAACGGCCAGGCGCACCTGACCGTTGTTCAGGAAGGCGTCTTTGATCTCCTCGAAGCACTCGTCACCCGGCTTCCAGAGCATTTCAAACTCCACGTCGCACTTTTTCCGCGTCGGGGCGGTGGCTTCCCATCCGCCGCTGCCGCGCGTGGAAACGTCGGCCTCGCCGGCTTCCATCGTCAGCGTCACGTCGCGGACGTTGTCCATTTCCGTCAGGCTTCCCAGCCCCGCTCCGACCGGTCCTTCGTAGATTTTCGCGTCCATGCCGAGGACAAATAATTGATCGCTCATCATAAGCTCCTTCGTGTGTGGTGTTTTTCTTTGGTTTTATTCATTCCGCATGCGCGGGGATTCTCCGCGAATGGTTTCCGTGTTTTTCTCTTTAAGCCCGTCTACTGACTACCGGCGACCGTTTCCCTCGCATCGCGGCGTTGCCGCTTAATCTGTTCCATGCGGGCCATCGCATCCCGACGGCTCTTGATTCCTTTGGCCAGGCCGATACTGATAATTGGCTGTATGCCCTTGTCCGTCGCATCGCCGACACAGAACGCCATCGCTTCGGGCATGTGCCCCAGCGTGCATTTCCCGGAGGCCTCGAACTCGCGCCACGTCATTTCGAGGTAATGGTGATCCGCCAACACACGTACACCCTCGACGGGCCTCTCGCACATTTCCCGCCAGCGTTTCAGGAACGCCCGCGCGCCGGGCGTGTCGTTGAACCACACCACCGCGCTGCGGATGCGCAGGGGCGGATCGTTCCAGGGCGATCCGTTGTACGGCACGGCCGCCACGTCGCACGTCAGATCGTCGCACAGCCACGGCCCGAAGTGCATCCGCGCGTCGCAGTCCACCCACAGCACGGGGCGTTTGTGCCGGTCGAGGGCTTCGAGGATGCACCGGGGTTTCTGTAGGCAATTCTCGATCCATCCGCCGTAGGATTGCCCCTCGACGATATCGCAGGCGATGCCGATGTCACGGCATCGCGTTTCGAGTCGTTTTGCGGCGGACCTGTAAAACGCGCCCTCGTCGTCCACGTGGAACGACGCGATCACCGTCCGCAGCGTGCGTTTGCCGACCGGCCGGCGGTTCGGCGGCGGGCTGGGAAACGTCGCGGCGTGGTAGCCCGATCCGTTTTTGTGGTTGCTTAGGATGTACACCGTCCCCGCCCAGGAGCCTTTGGGAAGGCGCTGGTCTGGCACGCGGTTGTAGCCGTGGTCGAGGATTTTCGTCCGCAACTGGCCGCGGCAGCGCCGATACGCGGTGTCGAGGTTCTTTTCGTGTCCCAGGTGCGGGTTTTGCTCGCACAGTCTCGCGGCCAGCGCCAGCAAGCCCCGTGCGGCGGGCGCGGCGTAGACGGTGCCGCTGCGGAGCACGCCTCCGACGCCCCGCGTCGCGGCGAAGTCGAAGGAGGGATTGTCAAAGATCGGAAGCGGCGCGACGACTTCGCTGTCGGCGTCCAGCCAGAGGACCGGGCGGTTGTGGCGATTCAGCGCGTTGAGCATGTACAGGCCCTTAAACGCGCAGCGGGCCTGCCACGTATCGCGCCCATTGAGCGTATTCGTTGTCCTTGGTATAAAAGCTGATGATGATGGGCGTGTGGTTCATTTCAAAACCTATTAATCACAATATATTAAATTCTTGAAATCGTATTTACGGCAATCACACGTTTTTCGGAGTC